ACGCGTTCAAGTTCGCGATCTACGAGCCCCCCGGCCGCATCTTCCCAGCCGGTAAGATCGCATTCCAGAAAGACGTACACGGTACGGTATGGATGCTGTTGCCGTCCGGCCGTGCCGTACCGCATTACTCGGCGCACATTACGCACACGGGCGAAATGGCATTCTTTCGTGGCAAGTTTGGTGCCATGCTTCGACAAAAGGCGTTTGGCGGTTCGCTGCTTGAAATCTCGTGCCAATCCATGACGCGCGATCTCATAACTGCGGCAGAGGCAGATATCGAAAACGAGCTGCCCGATGTTGTCTTGCTTCTGGACGTGTATGATTCTATTCTGGCCCTTGCTCGTCAAGAGGTCGCCGCCGAACGTTCTGCGCAAATGCGTGCAATAATGAAGCGCTCGCGATCGTGGACCTCTGGACTGCCGCTAAACTGTGAAGGTTACGAATCAGACAGGATGCGCAAATGACTATCGTCCAGTTTGTGCCGCGTATGGCAGAAGGGCGTGAATTCGAGTGTATGATCTGCCACGTCCCAATTTGGACGGCGATATCACTCGATCATTTCCCAATTTGCTCCATGTGCCGTTGGTTCTGCAGTGCAGAAGGACGTTGGGGACGCAAGAACGACGGCATTGCCGTAAGCGGGATGCGAAAATGACGCTGCGGTGGGGAACAAAAAGAAGAAAAACAAGCCACAAGCTCGACCACCAACAGAAAAGGGAGGTCGCGAAAGACATATTGGGCGGAATGGGTGCAAAACAGATAGCGGCAAAGTGGCGCATATGCCTGACCCAAGTGTACCAAATAATAAACAAATACACCGTAATGACGCGCACGGAAAGATACCCAGATGCTCATTTTGAACTGCCGCAACCAACGCTTTTCGAATGGTCAGAAACCAAAGGGGGCGCCCAGCCCGCTGAATAAAGTTCCGAGCCCACTGCCAAAACTTTGATCGTTTTTCGCCTGGGCCTCTGCAATGGAGGTATCGCTACGCATCTGTGCCGCGTCAACGCCAGCTTGCTGTCCGGTAGCAGTGGTGCCCACACCGATCGCGCCGAACATGTTGGATAGCGCGCTTTGAAGCTGTCCGAATTGCTGTTGATTGCCGGATAGGTAGTTGGTATACGCATTGTTCGCGTACGTGCTCGTAATCCCTGTGTTAATACCTGAAAGCGCTCGCTCATTCGCCCCTGAAAGCAATCCACCATTGGCAGCCGCACTGCTGTTTTGCGCAGCGTCGGCGACTCCCATTTCGTACTTGGCAGCCGGTGACGTTTGGTAGTTCGACATGAACGTGTTGTAGTTCAAGTTCGGGTCCGCGCCGGCAACGTTGCTGATACGGTTGATGGCGTTCGTCGCCGGGTTCAAAAAGGACTGCCCAAATTGATTGTATGGTTGCGTCGCGCCTGTAAAATTGCCGGCAATGTTGTTGATGTTGGACTGAGCAGAGTTGAGGTCGCTCATCGCGAGGCCCGAACCGATCACCTCGCCTAATCCCATTCCGAAACCGGGCATTGCCGATACCCCCTTGCAGTGTATGACACTTTCATGTAGGACAATCATACATGAGTCGCGCCGGAAAGATCATGATTTCTTTAAGACTGCCAGCCGGACTTGTAAATCGGCTGGACTACGCTGCCCGCAACACGGATGAACGTCAGGCAACGCGATCCTCTGAGATTCAGGAGGCTATAGAACTATGGCTAAGAGGTCGCGAAGACCAGTTGCGAAAGCTAGGACTCGAGCCTCCAAGGTGACTCGGAAGATCAGCGAGCGGGAACTGCATTTCCACTGTCAACAGTGGCTCCAAAAATCGGGCATTTGGGACCGGCATCTGATCTTCCACGTCCCCAATGAGCGTATAGGAGATATCGGCGCAATCATACACTTCAAGCGTATGGGTGTCCGCTCTGGCGTTCCGGATTGGCTCATGTTCACCAATCGAAATGCGGCCATTGAGCTCAAAGACGACAAAGGCAAGCAACGCAAAGGTCAAGAGAAATTCCAACGTGATTGGGAGCGCTTAGGACACTTGTATTTTGTCGTCCGTACATTGGAAGAGTTCCAGGGCGTCGTCACCGCCCTGATTCTATTTTGACCCGCGCCCACGCTTCCGCGGCATCTTCAAGTGTGTAACCGACTCGGGAATGTTGCAACAGCTCCCTTGACAGCAAAGCCGCGCGTTCTGGATCGCGTTCTGTGAGGTGCTGCTCCAACAACTCTCTTGACAACAGGTGGACGCTATCCTCATCTCCTTCACCGATCAATCCTACTTGAAGATGCCGCGGACGATTCCACCATATGCGCCATGCTGCGAGGAAGATTACCGGCACGGCAAGCGCACCTATACAGACTGCAGTGAAAATTTGATGCATACTGGATACTCCTCTTGGGGTTGACGCAGCGCGTCGTGTGCCATCGTTTGTAGCCGTACGTGGGATGCGTGTCAATCGTACACTAGGTGCGGTAGTGCACCACGCCCTCCAGGGTGGTCGCAGCTGCGAACACGCCGACACCCGTCGCTTGACCGGCATGGCCGCTTCCCAGCTCTTGCAGCGCTATGAGAGATGTATTCGGCGCTACAATACCCGCTAGCGTCACATAGCCGGCGTCAAGCGTAACGCCGCTCATGAAATGGATTGTACAGCCGCCATTATCATTCGCAGAATTCACGGACGTGAATGGCAATCCCGAGATTTGCATGCTGCCTGTGGGGCCGCCAAGAGCCGAAGTCGCCACCGAAAAACGCGCCGTGACCATGCGTCCGACTTTTTCCCATGTACCTGACTGTATGGTATACGTGGGAGTACCGCCGAGGGTACTTCCTTGAAACGAGGGCGTCCACGTTCCAAAAGAGTATTGCGCTTGCAGCGCCGTAACTTCGCTATTCAGCGTGGTGATTTCGCCGTTGATTGTCGCGATATTCGCCGTGTTGGTGGCAACTTGCGCCGTAGTTGCCGGTAACGTGTCAACGGCGCTCGGATCGATAAGCCCGGAAACACTCAAAACTGACTGGACGTCCAGAAGCCAACGGTTGAGCTTTTGAAACTGCGTACCGGCGAGAAAAGGGGGCGGCGGGAACTTAATCGGCATGTTCAGTTCCCAGGCGATATCTTCGCGAACATTTCATCAATCGTAAACGGGGCTTGCGTACCGCTGTACTGGAGCCGGAACACTCTGCGGCGGCCCGTACCCATTTCGCGTGCAATGGCACGTATCTGCCCCGTGCTTGACAGTGTAAGCTGCCGTACGCCGCGCCCTGCAACCACAGGGAAAATTTCGGACCAATCAAGTTGAAGCGTGCCAGCCGCAGGACCCATTGATGAGGCGATATCAATCGAATCAAATGTCTGCCGCGATTCTTGGCTACCTATCCACATAGTTTGAATGAGTCGGTTCATGGTGCCCGCGGGCTCTGATGCGCTGTTCAGGTCCATTGCGCAGACGTGTCCCGTATCAAGCCCGACGTACGTCACGCCACCGTCGTGCTCTGTAGCGCAACGGCTGGCATGATCTAGGCGACCACCCGGAGATTGCCGATACGACCACACGTTTGTCGAGGAACACAGTTCTACAGTCCATTGCCCCGGCAGCGTCAACACATAAAAATCACTGCCGCCCTGTCCGTACGTATACGCGGTCAGCGTTGCGAGCACAGCCGTTGTGAGCCTCTGTAGCATCAAATCAAGCCATGGCGGCGATATTGCTTGGCCTCCTTGTCCCAGGCAGCCCCACACGCGGCGATCCGTGCCTACGAACATGATGGCATCGCGAATCACTGCAAGCGAGCCGCGGGCCGCAATGCCTACCGACAAAAGTGAATTAGGGTAGGCGGTAAAAGCAAAATCCGTAGCGCCCCCCGGATTGTACCACTGTTCGCACGATCGCGCGCCGAGCGGCCACAGCACACGTCCCGAAACGGCCAAGTCTATCAGCTTGTCTGCGCGCGCTTCCTTCGTTGCGAAGTTCGTGCCCGGCACATTTGCCGGCTGCAGCGGAAGTGAGCTGAACATTTTGCTATCTTGATTCGCGTAGAAATCTGACGCGCCGCCCCAAACCGTGAAGTTCTCCAGGACCACAACAGCGGATGGATCGAAATTGATAGACGCATCAAGTCCGGCATTCACAACACCGCCGCCCTGCGTTGCTATGTAGCCGGTTCCGCCTGGCGTGATAACGTTGGCGTTCGTCGCGATCACAAGCGCCGTACGGTCTTCGGCAAGACGTATGATTGGCAGCGTTGGATTGACGGCCACAAAACCCGCCAAATGAGGTGTGGCAGTCTGTACGTCGTACCAAATAGACCCGTCTGCATGTGCGCTCCAGATTGTTCCTAAAGCGTGGCACAGAGCAAGGCACGGCGCAGTTGTTGGTTGCGACACAACGTCGAGCCCTGGGGCTCCCATGAAGCGCACGCCCGCTTCACGGCCTTCTTTAGGATCGCGCGGAACCACCCGCACATTGACGAGTTTTGCGGAACCCTGATCTAGGCTCCCCGTGTCCAGGAACGAGCCTAAGATGTTGATTGCGGTCACGACCTCACCATGCGCAGCCATTGCTGTCCGCGCGCATAGTTCTTCCACTTGGCGTTCGCAGCTTCGGCATCGACAATAATCGGATCGGTCGGCGAAAGCACGCGCCCGTATGAGCCCATGACGCGCCGGCCGAGTAGCAATGCGATCTCGTGAAGGCCCTCCGGCGGTAGCGAAATGGCGTCCGTACCCGCTGCGTTCGTAAGTGCCGGAATGCGCCCGCCGTAGTCAATAAGCGCTTTCGCGGCGGCCCGTGGCGGCTGCCATGCCGTAATCAATACGGAGCCGTCAATCTGGCGTTCCTGATGCCATCTCGTGACGATGCCAACTTGCGTCGTGCGCACAACGTCCGCCATTGGCGACATGCGCGTTTCGCGGTTCGTGTTGTTGTTCAGGTCGTTCATCCAGATCGATTTGACTGCAACTGCGTCCACTTGGACCAGATAAGACGCACTCGCCGTGCCGATCGAAAAGCTATAGATGTTGCCCGTCACCCCAGGCGGCAACGTGACTGTCGTACGGGCCTGGAGATACATCGTGGCGCCGTCCATGTGTTCGGCGCGGAGAAGGTCATTCAGAATCGGGACATTGTTCGCAAGGTCCGCTGCAGTCGGCTGTTCTGTTTGATCGATGATGCCGAACAGCCGCAGGGCTTGCGTGATGACGTAGGCTGCATTCTGCGTCATTTCGTCACACTCCTACGCGTGCGGCCCAAGGCGGTGTCAAAAGCGGGTCTGTCACGTCTTTGTCCGTGGTGTTGACGTTGGCAAGCTCCGTCGAGGCGACCGGCGGCGTAACCGTCCGTATGGAAGCGGACGGAATGAACGTTCCATCGTAATCGGAAGGCACGATGGTTTGCAACTCAACAACCACGGACGGCACTGGTTGCGCGAGCGCCTGAATGCCGGTAAATGAGGCCGTTTTGCCCACCTGCTTGTAGTAGGGCGGAGCCTGCAAGAGCGCTGCTAGCCGGGTCGCATCGTCCGGCGCTGGAGTCGGTGCGTTGGCGAATGTGCTCGGGGCTCCCGACGATGGGCCGGAACCCCAAATGTCGTCTAGGTTCCAGCGCGCCGGCAATGGTTCGGGCGGCGGATCAAGGGAACGATCAGGCGCAACTTGAAAATCGTAGACCGGCGGCCATGGGTCCCAGCAGGGCCGGACGGCGCGTCCCGATGCCTTCGTACAGACAAGCAGGCCAGTAAGCTTTTCGCGCGCAAGCGTGCTGTATGCGACCCGCGCTCCGCAACGCGAACACGCCCCCCAGAAACGATAGGGGGGAAGCTTTGGCTTTACGGTGTGGACGGGCTGGCCCATGCGCAACCTCCGAAGGAAAGACGCCCCCGGCTTTCACCGGGGACGCCTCGCTCACCCGCCCCGAAAAAGTTACTGGTTGTCGGCGCCGGGACTGACGAAGACTGTGCGCCAGTCAATGACGGATGCTGCGCATCGGAACCAAAGAGCAATCAACGAAGCCTGATTCGACCAATTGCTATCCTCGCGGATTTCCAGTTCCGAGCGCTCCCAAAACGTGAAGCCCTGACCGTTGTCCTTGTCCTGTTCGGAAGACTGAATGAAATAATTGTCTTTGTCCACAAGGTACGGCGTTTCGATCACTTCCGGCAGTGCGTTCGTGGCGCGGAGGACGTTAATGTTGTTCGTTTGCGCGTTCCACTGCAACGGCGATCCGAGAATACGTCGCGTCTCCGGGCCGCTTTCCGGCGACAGGATGACACGTCGCGGCAGCACGTTGATGACGAAGCCGCGGCCGTTGCGTGTGTACGAGATTTGAATGATCGCGTTTTCGAAGGCCAGTTCCGACACGTTGGCGGCGATCAGCAAATTTGACTGCGCGCCAACGGCGGTCGGATGCGCAGCGGAACCCAGCGGCACTCCGTCTGCCCGCACGCCGTTGACGGCGTCTACGGCGACCTGCAACGGCGCGTGGGCGATGTATTCCTCCGTTTGACGCGCCGAGAAGGCGAGTTCCTTCATCATGCGGGCGCCAACGTCCTCGTAGAGATTGTCGTCTTTCGCTTCGCGGGAGATCGCAACGGCCAACCCATACGAAGCATGGGTGACTTGCGTACGGTAGCCCTCGTTTGGCACGTCGAACTGTACGGGCTCTAGTTCCGGTTGCTGGACCGCAAGGCCCAAGCCGGCACGCTCCGTCATGAATTCTTCGAAGGCTTTTTCCGAGGGTTTGGAATCGAAGAATTGCGGGTAGATCGGCATAAGTCGTTCGTAGTCCATGCCGAACAAGGCGTATAAGCCCGGCCAGTATTGCGAAGCTTGTAAACTGCGATCAATGACTTGCACGGTTGCGTTCTCCCCGTAGGTGGCCCATTGGCTGCGAATCACTTATGCGGATAGACTACCTGATTCAAAAGACAATACACAGTCTTTAAGAATGCTTGTTGACACCCTCTAAAGACCGGATGTATGACACGCCATGCGCGACCTTCCGACGATTAAATTTGATGTTGGCAAGCCCGAAAAATTCGGAAATTTAGCCGAAAAACTCGACAGAGCCGAGCGCCAATTGATCGCCGAGGAACTGATATCTTTGATCGGTATCGACGAACAGTCAATGTCCGATTGGCTTGCGAAGGCCGAAGGCTACTTGAACGCAGTGACCGCGGAAGGTAACGACGCCATGCCGCAGAACCGGGAGCAAGAGGGCACAAACGAGCAAGGGGCGCCCGCAACCGAAATGACGCTTACGGCCGTCATACAGTTCTCGGCCCGTGCCACAGACGCGCTTCTCGGGGAACCTGATCTTGCAAAAGCAAGCGAACCCGGCGGCGAAGCCGTGGCAGCTTGGGTATCCAGTCAACTCCGCACAGAAGACCCGAATTGGATTACGGACACCGACCCGCTAATCGTTCACATGTCGGTAACCGGGCTCGCGTGGCGCAAACGTACGGTCAGTCGCGAGGAAAAATCTTTTCATACTTCATTCCGTACGTGTAAAGACGTCATTTTGAACGTCAAGCATCTTCGTCACATCGAACGCGCACCGCGGATTACGGACCAATTTACGCGCTATCCGTACGAGATTAGGCGGTCGATCGAACGCAAACACTGGATTGACTACGAACCCGACTTTGACGAAGCGGACCCGCAAGCGCCGAAGAATTTTTATGAATGTGATGCGTGGCTTGACCTCGACGGAGATGATATCGACGAGCCATGGACAATCGTGATCGCACGAGACGACAAACCCGAGGTCGTCAAGATTGAGCCGCGGTGGACAGCCAAAACTGTCACGAACACGCCAGACACGCTTTATTTTAATCCAGTCGTCCGATTCTATCCGTACAAGTTCCTGCCCGACCCGGAAGGCGACTTCATGCCAATGGGCTTCGGCAAGTTGCTTGCACGCATTGAAAACTCTGCAGACCGTCTGCTTGCATCGATCAGCGATACAGCAAAGACAGAAAGCGAGAACGGCGGCTTGATGGGCGGCAGTGGCGCCGGACTACCTGACAAAGTTGAAATCAAGAATAACCGCATTACCACCATCCCCACGGATGGTATGCCACTTGAAAAAATCTTGTCAATGTTTCCGTCGAAAACGGTCTCTGCCGGTTCCGTACAGGTACTAGACAAGATCATGACGCTAGGTGACCGCTTAGCTGGTACGCTTAACTTGCTGGAGAACGCGCCCGCTTCGATGACGGCCACCATGGCGCGTGGCGTGCTCGACAATGGCGCGCAAGTTCAATCGGCCGTACACCGCCGGCTAGTGGCTTCCATGACGCAAGAATTTCGCCAGTTCGTGAACATGGCGAAGGCATACGACATGCTGCCGGATGCACTCCGCAGCGCTGATTCAAACGGTGTTGCTGTGACGGCCGATCCACAACTTGCAACCGAAATGCACCGCAGCGCACTTCTCGGTTTTCACATGGAAATTGCCAAAGAATTCGGACCACTTGGCGCTGTAGACGTGCGGGCCGTGTTAGCAGAAATCTACCGACTCGCACGCGTACCAAACGGCCAGCGGTTCGTACTGCCGCCGCAACCGCCGCAAGCCACGCCTAAGGAAAAGCTGCAGGGTGCCGTTGCGCTGATGAAGCATCAGACTGAGAAGATCAAAGTGACTGGCGCTGTGGCCGTACAATTGACGCAGGCACTCAAAAATCTTGTGGACGCAGGCGGCGGCATGATCAACACGCAAATGGCCACGCTACAGATGGCGCAGCTAGAACACGCCGTAAATGAGATGATTGGGGAAGCGACAAATGCAGGACGCGCCTTTGACGGAATGGATCAGCAGCCCCCAAACCAAAGCCCTGCGGGACTACCTACACCGGCGAGTCCGGGCGGTAACAGTGATATTCCTGGCGGGGGAGCCGGTGAACCCGGTAGCCCAGGGCCGGGCGGCGGCCTTCAATGAAATTGCCATGCTTCTGAGGCAGTCCCCTGAGAAGCTGCGAGAAATCCTTAAAGGGACACCCGAACAATCGGAGACACTATGAGCAACGTAGGCGTTCATTCGTTCCAGATTCCGCACGAGCATGTACAGCCGACCCGCGACATGGTTATTGTACGTATTCCCCTCCCGCCGTCCAAAATCGGCAGCATTCTTACGCCTGACATTACGCGCGACCTAATGCAGCATAACGTCATGGCCGGCCGCATAATCGCGATGGGGCCGCTCGCATTCCAGTACCGGAAGGGCGAAGATGGCTTTGCGTCGCACGACGCCAAGATTGGCGATTGGGTTCTGTTTCGGCCGTTCGCCGGTACGATGATCCAAGGCGGTCAGCTCATGGCTACCAACGGCTACCGCTACGTTTCCAGCTTTAATGACGTGATCGGCATCATTTTCGCCGAAGATTGGAACCCCACATGCGAATGGGAATACGGAGCCGACGAAGCTAAACCGGCGGCGTTTGAGTTCCACAATGTCAAGGAAAAGGTAGCGTAATTATGGACCTGAACATGATGCTGCGGCAGACGGCCCGCAGTGGCCTGGAAGCCAAACTTGCCCAAGCCGTCGTGGATGGCGACCAAGAAGCCGCAAAGAAGATCGCAAAGGAAATGAGCGATCTTGAATTACAGACGGCGCCCAAAGCGCCCCCGTACGGAGACGCTGAAATTCGTGCAGAATTGAACAAACTTCCTTGGTTTGGCGTCGATCCACGCAAATCTGCCAAGGCAATGCAGTACGGCAAAGACTTGGACCCGCGAAAGTTCTCTACCGCGGAAGCCTTTGCCAAGGCGGTCGCCGAAGCCGTGGAGCAAGATTTCAAGCCTGCATCTGAGACGAAGGGCGAAGAAAAAGGCGAGGGGGAAGGGGAAGGCGAAGGGGAAGGGGAAGGCGAAGGAGAAGGCGAGGGTGAAGGTGAAGGGGGAGAAGGCGAGGGCGAAGGGAAAGACAAACCCGGCAAGCCCCGCAAGCGTACGGACGGACCTGGCGAAGGCGAGGCCGATGGCTCACGTCCCCGCCGTGCTGCAGGACCTTGGAAGAAAATGAGCGATGCACCGCCAGCCATACAGACAGAAATCCGGCGCACTGCAACCAAACTTTTAAGCGCACGGGCCACGGAAGATGATCGGAAAGCTTTCGAAGCTCGTGCACTGCAAGGTCACTACGCCGCACATCAGCGCAGCAAGCAGAGGAAATGACCATGGACTCGCCTTTTCAAAGTGTCGGGCTCGCGCCAAACTTGATGCCAAATCCGCCGCCCCTCATGCCGGAGGCGCCTGGCATCCCCGACGCAGCTGCCGCCCTGTCGCCGTTTTCAGAACCGCAGGACGTTGAGAGTATCATAAAGCAGCTCGTGCTCGACCGGCCGCTGAAGCTGTTCATCCCCAATCGCGAAAAGTACCCGGAATGGGAGTTCCGCATCATCAACAGCATCCCGGCAGAAATCGCGGATGCGAACAACAAAGGCTGGCGACAGGTCTCCGATGAAAAATTGGTAGTGCTGTTCGATGGCCTGCATGCCGGAGTGGACAAGACGGGGAAAGCGTTCCGCCCGCTTCTGTTCGCTCGCAGCAAGAAAATCGGCGACCATGTCACCCGGCAGCACCGTGCAAAGCTAAGCAGCATCTATGCCGGCATGGACCCTAGCAACAAGGAACTCGACGGTAAGTACACAAGCCGGGTAGACAAGAAAGACGGTACCTTCGGCAACTTCACTGGTTGGGGCTTCCGCATCCGCGTCTAGCATTGCATGACTGATTCGAGGAACGACCATCATGGCAAAGAAACCAAGCAAGCCCGCCAAAAAGGCCGCTAAGACGATGACGGCGGATGATCACCGCAAACTTGCCGAAATGCACCACGCGAAAGGGAGCCTCCACAGGGCCAAAGCAGAGCTCTTGGACGTACAAAACCCATCGCAGAAAAAGGGGCCGCGCGGCAGCGTCTTCTAAGGTATGCTGGCAACCAACTGATTCGCGGGGGCTGGGACTGTGAAAAGACTGGCAATTGTACTGGCATTGGCGCTGCTTTGTACAGGCGTATTAGCGCAACCGAGTCAGTTACCAAATAATAACGCCGGGCAATTACCAAATAATAGCGCCGGAAGTAGCGGACTAGGCACCCCAGTTACTTCATTCGGCGCTATATGCAATAATATCACTGACGACACTGCAGCTATCCAAAATGCGATCAACACAACTCAGGCAAACACGGGGGCTAATCCGCGAGCGTTGATTCTTCCGCCATCGACTTGCCGGACCACTGCTGCCCTGACCATTACTGCCCCGATCGCAATTGTCGGTACGAAGTATTTTTCCGGCATTCGACTTGATACCGCATCGAGTGGCGTGGACATTTTCGACGTTGGATTCCAGGCGGCTTCGACGAATAATGTCGTCCTCCAAGATTTCACCCTCGTGCGCGCTCAGGCAGATTCCACAGGGGTCGCAATTAATGCTCAGAACATTGGAGCAAGCACGTTCCGCGGGCTCTATGTCTTCGGGAACAACACTATCGGGAACGGCATACAGATTAACGAATTCCAGAATGTCGGCCTGCATGATGTTTGGGTACAGAACGTCACGGGATATTGCTTTCAGATTTCAGGCGCGACCTCAACGAGCGTTGCCGGTCCGATCAATGCTCTTGGCGCAATAACCGGCGGTACCGGCTACACAAACGGCACGTATTTCAATGTGCCCCTGACCGGCGGAAGCGGTACGAATGCCATCGCCACGATCGTCGTGTCAGGCGGGGCTGTGACGTCCGTCCTTCTCAATCCGGGCGCTAATATCATAAATTATCTGACCGGCGACACACTATCCGCATCTAATGCAAATCTTGGCGGCGCGGGATCGGGTTTCTCCGTTCCCGTCGCTAGCGTAAGTATTCCGTCCAATGACTTCCGCTTGGATAATTTGTCGCGCTGTGATGGGGGTACCGATGGGCTTGTCGTCGGCGATTGGATTAGTGGCATCTACATCGAGGGGAATATATTCTTTCACCAATCGAACGCGTCATTTCGCCAAAGCTCTGCCAATCTCTGGAGAATTCTGAGCAGCTACCATTGGGTCGGCAACGACATCGATTCGACCCCACACGCCATGCTGTGGCAATTCGGATATGATGTTCACATAACTGGCAATAGATTTGGCTTCTCTACGACTGACGTAATGAATTTTCTTTCCGCGCTTGATTTGGATATCTCAGGGAACCAGGTGATTGGTACTGGCGCAACGCAGGTTATCAATCTCGGCGATGGCAGCGGCGTGAATTTTGGTAAGAATGTCGCCATTTCCGGCAACATGATCTCAGGCGGCCATTTCGCAGTCTCTATGCGTAGCGGAACGGCTAATGTTTCCATAATCGGGAACACGTTCACGGCTCAGACGAGCTACAACATCGCCGCATCGGACTGCAATTATACCAGGGTGACGATAGGCCCAAACGTATTTGATTTCAGCCAAGCAAACGGACCAATTCAGTATAATTGCGTCGCCGATTTGAACACGATCGGCAATGCTGGCCCGAAGATGCTCGGCCAACTGCGCGGGGCGAACTTCAATTCGACCGCCGACCAAAAAATACCGATCTCTCAGACGACGGCATTTCAGCTCACGGCCATTTCCGTCACGAATTGCTCAATATCGACGACGACGGCGGCCGGAGGTTTCTATCCGACCACATCCAAAGGCGGAACTGCGATCGTGGCTGCTGGACAAACCTACAATGCCGCCACAAGCGCCAGTGTCATCGTGAACCCGACGATCGCGGCTACGCCTCTGGCGACCAGGTACACGATCTCAAACATTTATCTGTCGTTGACTACTGGACAGGGCTCTCCTGACACATGCGATGTGTATGTCTTTGGTTACGACTTGAGCTAAGGTATGCTGTCGGGCTGATTCGCGGGGCTTGCGAACCATGAAAAGATTGGCGATCGTACTGGCATTGGCGCTGCTGTGTACAAGCGTACCAGCGCAACAGAGCCAATTGCCGACCGGGCCTGGGGGCATTCCCGATCCGAACCAAAGCCAATTCCCGCAAGAAGGCGCACAAATATCGCCAATCGGCAGCCCCCTTAATCCGGGAGGCGGCGGTGGTGGTGGCGGTTGCATGGGCGTTATCGATCTTTCGACCGGCTGCCCGATGCCGATGTTGGGAGGATTTTGAGACATGAAAAAGCTCGGACGCGGTCTCCTGCAAGCTATTGGCGCAGCGCTCTATAAGGTCTTCATCGCAACCCTGACGGTAGCCTTCATCGGCGGCGGCATCGCAGCGCTTGCGAACTACACGGCAACGCAAGGGGCTGGAACAACCTTCGGCTCGGTTGTCGTCTCAACCGTGCACTACGCACAGATGATGCTGTGCGATCTCACGACGCCTTCCCAATGCGCGGCAGTGAGCGCAGCCGGCGCGGTCAAGGTTGACGGCTCCGCGGTGACGCAGACTGTGTCTGGGACGGTGACGGCGAACGCCGGGACAAACCTTAACACATCAACGCTTGCGACCTCGGCCAACCAGACCAATGCCTCACAGAAATCGCAATTAGTCGATGGTTCCGGCAATGTCGCTACAACACAACAGGCAAACGGGCATGTCGCGGTAGATACTGTCATTAACGATGTCTCCGGCAATCGCCTGAACGGCCTAACAACCGGCACCTTCGGAACGCCTTCGACGCAGGTTGTTTCCGTCATCACAGCGCCATCGTCCTCGGCAGTCGTTGGAATCACCCCTGTCGTAGGTGGTTCGGCGATATCGAGCCTTGTACTAAAGGCCAGTACTGGAAACCTTTACGGGATTTACGCTGAATGCTCGTCTGCTTGCTGGTTGATGGTTTTCAATTCGACAACGGTACCATCGAACGGCTCGACCACGGCCGGTGTTGCGTCGGGGAATCTCGTTGAGTGCATCCCGATCCTCGCAAATAGTTCAGGGTCTATCACTTATGCGCCGGGACCGCCGGCAATCTATTCCGTGGGAATGACTGCAGCGATCTCTTCGACGACGTGCGCGACGCTGACGCTGTCGGCTGTCGGGTTCATTCACGGGCTGGTGATGTGATGAGACATGCGCTCGCTTTACTAGTTGCGATTTTCTTGCTGGCTCCTGCGAAAGCGCAGCAAGTCACAACTACAGCGTCAACGATTGTGGTTTCATCGCAGATATTTGCGAGTAGCGGCACATATACGCCGCACGCCAATCTGCTTTACGCTCAAGTCGTTTGTATCGGTCCTGGCGGTGGCGGCGGTGGCGCTGCTGCATCCGCAACGGGCACTTCCAGCGGCGGCGGTGGGGGTTCGGGCGGCTGGGCGCAGGTTACTTTATCGGCTGCAACGATTGGGGCAAGTCAGACTGTCACGGTCGGCACAGCCGGGGCTGGCGCAGCTGCCGGAAATAATACAGGCGGCAGCGGTTCTGGCTCTACGTCATTGGGAACTCTGTGTGTTGCCAATCCCGGTGCTGGCGGTGCTGGCGCGGCAACGCAAAGCGGCGCTCAGGGCGGCACGGGTGGGGCCGGTGCAGGTCAAGTCGGCGATCAGACGATTGCAGGCAATGCAGGCGGTCCCGGCTTGGGGGCTACAATTGGCACAGTGTCTCTAGCGTCGGGTTACGGAGCCGGCGGGACGCCTCCGGTAACGGCAACCGCCTCTGCTGTGACGGGACAAAATGCAGTCAATCCAGGATATGGCGGGTCTGGAGGACTGTCAAATGGGAGCGCGAGCACTGCAGCCGGCGGCTCTGGCGCGAACGGCTTGGTTCAAATCACCGAATTTAGCGCTCAATAAGGGATGACCTATGTTCAGCAATAGCCTTCGCATTGCGGCGATTCTGCTGCTTGCTGGCGCCGCAGCGGCGCTGGCACAAGTCAACGTGGTTCCCATTCTGATTGCGCCAACAACGGGTCCATCTGGCAAGGTGCTTGTGGTCGCTGGCGGTGCAAATCATCTCCTTCTTGTAAATAACACTAACCGCGTTTGCAGGGCCGGAGGATGCTGATGAAACGGTTCATTCTCATACTTGCTGCCTTTGTCGGATTACTCACGGGGGCATTCGCGCAAGACATAACGGTGCCGAACATGTCGGCATCCGGCGCCATTGTCGGAGGGCAGTTGTATTATTGCCCGACAACGACGCCAGCCGATTTCAAATGCACGCATACCCAACTTGGCACGTTTCTATTCGGAAGCACGACCAGTCATGGCGTAGCTCTTGGAACAGGTTCGTCCACCATAGGATCAACTGCCGCCGGCACAGCAGGACAAGTCCTAACCAGCAATGGCGCATCCTCTGATCCGACGTTTCAGACGGTTAGCGGCACCGGCACGGTCACGTCAATTACATGTCCATCCGGCGGGGTGATCACCGCAAGCGGTACCTGCGCGGTCGATGTCAAGACCTATTGTGCTTCTGGTTGTGATGGTACGAGCGGTGCAACCTGGACACGGCCGTCGAGCGTTACGCTAGTTCATTTGTTTGGCTGCGGCGGCGGTGGTGGCGGCGGCAGCGGAGCGCAGACCTCGGCCACCGTCGCGTCATCTGGCGGCGGCGGCGGCGGCGGCGCAGACTGCCACGAAGTATGGTTGAAGGCGGCTAACGCCGGATCGTCGCAGACTATTACGGTTGGCGGCGTCGGCACTGGCGGCAATGCGCTTGCTTCTGGCACCACTCCGACCAATGGCAATTCTGGCGGCAATGGAGGCAATACGACCTTCGGTAGTAGCGTGTGCGGCTTCTGCACCTTCTTCGGCGGCGGTGGTGGCCAGGGTGGCAGAGATAGTGCAACGGCCACGATTGGCGGGTCCGGTGGCAGTCCATGGGCTGCGGGTGCAGTGGCTACAAGCACGGCGACGACAGGATGCGCAGACGGCAACGGTAACGGCGGCGGTGGCGCTGCCAATGCATTAGATCGTACGGGGCTATGTGGTTCCGGTGGTGGTGGCGCTAATACAACCGGTACTGCTACCCTTGGCGGATATGCATCAGTCAGTGGCCCCGGCGGCGGCGGTGGCGGCGGGATAACCAACGCCGACGCGGTAAAAAGCGGCGCCAATGGCAGCGGTAGCACTGGCTGCGGAACAGTTCCTACGGGCGGCACCGCAGGCAACGGTGGAGGTTCGACCGCAGCAGATTTTGTCTATCATCCAGGCTGCTCCGGTGCCGGCGGCGGCAGTCAAACGGGACAGACAGGCGCAGGTGGTGCAGGCGGCGCCGGTACAAGCGGCGGCGGTGGCGGTGGCGGCGGCTCTGTCTGCGTGACTGGCGGCAGTTGCACAGCCAATTCTAGTGGCGCAGGTGGTGCAGGCGGCGCTGGCTTCCTCCTTGTTGAAAGCTTCTGATCGGATCGGCCTGTGATCATCAAGCCTCGCCGACCACGACTATGGATGCCGAATCGGCGCGAGGTCTGCCGCGGGCTCGTTGCTGCGCCATTCATATTGCGCGCTCGTCCGTCCGATGCCCAGGGGATCGTCTTCAACGGCATGGCTGCGTTGCGCAGCGCCTATGTGGCATTGAGGTATGGTTTCCTCATCCACTTCAATATGTACACGTTCAGTCAGACACATGCCGCCAACCAGGCAATCAACACCTTCGCGCCTTCGACTACGAATTTCATTGCGCAATGGGTGACAACGGCGCAGGCTGCGGGCATCAAGTATTGCGGCCTGACGGCAAAGCACATTGACGGTTTCTGCATCTGGAACACGGCATCAACAAACTACAACGTGACGCAAACAACCTGGTATCAGTCCGGCGGTGGCTTCGATATCGTGGGGCAATTCTGCACGCAGATGCGGGCGGCCGGAATCGCTCCCGTGCTCTATTTCTCCATGTCGGATAACACGTACAGCGGCGGTTTCAGCGGCAGCGGCCTTAGCGCATTGAATTACGCCAAATTGCAACTCACTGAGTTGCTCACGAACTACGGTGCTATAGCCGGCATCTGGTCGGACCCGGATTATGGCTCAGGGCCGAACAATTCCTTGCCGTTCCTCAGCGACGGTCAGCGCAACACCTTCATTCATAATTTGCAACCGAATTGCCTCGATTTGAAAAACAGTCATGTCGGCAATCTTGGCCTATCTCTGGCCGACATTATCTTGTACGAAGCCGTGCAGCCAACTAATCAGTTAGCCTATCCGCAAGAAATGGCCGAGACGAGTTTTGGGCCAAATACCTTATGGTTCTGGCAACCGGGTTACACCTTGAAACCAGTAGGTGATCACAATACGGCGGGAACAATGGCAAACGACATGTTCATCACGCACAACCGCAACGGCACATTCACCGCTGGCGTAGGCCCCGATCAGACAGGCGCGATTCCGAGTGACATAGTCACCCAGCTTACGAGCCTGGGGACGTTCAACTGAGACCGCGAATCAAATAGGAGGAAATGCCGTGCTCACTCTCGAAATAATGAAGCGCCGCTGGCCCCATGGGAACCAGCACATCCCCGGTCTGATCGAAGGCATTGTCGCGTCGGTCCCCGCCGTGATCGAACGATATGCGCTCGCCAAGAGCGGCAAGCTTGCACTTGTTCTCGCTCATGCCATGGGGCAGTTCTCGGAAGAATGTGGCTGCGGTCTCGAGATGATCGAAAGCCTCAATTACACGGCAGCGAGATTGCGTGAGATTTTCCCCACGCATTTCACGCCAAGCATGGCGGAACGGTGGGCACATAACGAACGCATGATCGGCGAAATCGCCTACGGCGGACGGATGGGGAATGCTCCGCCACCTTCGACGGACGGCTTTGATTTCCGCGGTGCTGGGCTTTCCCAAGTCACAGGCAGGGGCAGCCATGCTCCACCCAAGCCACTGGAAGGCTACGCCGCGCTTCAGAAGAAACTCGACGAAATGAATGCCGGCTTCTCGATCCTCGACGATCCCGGACTGATCATTGATCCGGCTCTTACATTCGAATGCGGTATTGCCGATTGGATTGTGTGCGGGTGCCTTCCCCATGCCGAACGCGACGATATTCTCGGCGAGACGCGAGCGCTCAATGGCGGACTCAACGGACTGAGTGAGCGCCGTAGACAGATCGGGCTGTGGAAGAAGGAGTTTGGGATATGATTTCCGATCTTACCCTCGCCAACCTATGCGCTGCGCTCTACCATACTGACGAAAATTGGATGCATTACGATGACGGCGCTGATTCCGATGGTGTCTGCTGGGCCGTCAAGGATATCGGGGACATATCAGTCATCGTCCTTCGCGGATCGGTCGTAGCAGAGGACTGGCGGCGGGATTTCCAAGCTTTCGTCAGTCCATTTAGCCATGATGACCTGGGACCGGTGCACCCAGGCTTCCTGTCGGGTATGCGTACAGTTCAGCGCGAAGTCGATGAACTTATCCCGATCGGCGGAAATAAGATCATCATCACGGGGCACAGCTTGGGAGCAGCCCGCGCATCGATTCTTACTGGTCTGCTTCAATTGACGACGCGGCGGTCTGATGTAATCCGGCGCGTCGTCTTTGGCGAGCCGCGGCCTGGCTTTCAACATCTCGCTGATATCGTCTCGGAAGTGTCTGGCGTGA